TGAAGAATTAAGAAGGAGTGATACTGATGAGTAATACTGGTATAATGTGCATATACTTAAGCCCTAAGCGATGGTATAGGGTGCAAATTAAATATAAAGGAAAGATTGTTGAAGGTGGAACATTTAGAGAGCTAAGTGCTGCAAAGAAAAAATTAAAAGAACTTAACAAAATATATCCAAGAAATATTTATAGGTGAGAAGATGACTACAACGACGCTATATAAAGTAACTGCTACTGGAGCACTACAAGTTTGGCAAGTAACTAGGCACCCTGTGTCTGCTTCATTAGAAATTATGTATGGCCAGTTAAATGGTCAAATGCAACATCAGTGGGAAGACATCTATACTAACCTGTCAGGGCGGTCATTAGCAGAACAAGTTGAACTCCGTGCAGATTCTCGTATTAACAAGCAGTTAGATAAAGGTTATTGCTATACTATTGAAGAAGCTCAACAAAGTATAGGACTCAATGCTAATAAAATGATAAGACCTATGTTAGCCCAGCAGTATAAAAATAGGCCAGTAGACCACACTAAGTGCCTTATTCAGTATAAATATAATGGACATAGATGCTTAATCACCAATACTGGAGATGGTGTAATGCTGGCATATAGTAGGAATGGTAAACCTATTAATAGTATACCCCACATTCTGAAGTCCTTAGAGCATATTGGTGAAGGTGTTACCCTTGATGGCGAATTGTACCTCCATGATACGGCAATACAGGATGCTGGTAGTCTAATAAGAAAAACCCAACCAGGCAGTGAAAAATTAGAATTTATTTGCTATGATATAGTAGATAATGCTCCATATGAATATAGGCTAGAGAAAATATGTGGGTTAGCTGACTATAAGTATATTAAAGTCGCCCCTACTAAGTATGGAAATAGGGTGCAGAACCTTAATGAAGAACTTAACGAAGCATTAGTGTTAGGTTATGAAGGTTTAATACTTAGGCAAGGAGAATTTGGTTATGAAGCCGGTAAACGAAGTGCATCTCTCATCAAAGTAAAACAGTGGCTTGACGAGGAATTCCGAGTTATAGAGATTTATCCATCTAAAGATGGTTGGGCTGTACTATTATGCATTACAGATAAAGGTAGAATTTTTAGGGTATCGGCACCTGGAACTATGCAAGAGAAAACTAAAGTATTACTAGAGACATATAAATATATTGGAGAATGGGTTAATGTTGAGTTTTATGACTGGACTAATGACGGTATACCCTTCCACCCCGTAGCTCGTTACTGGAGATCACATGAGTAATTGTATCTATAAAAATAAAGTCCCACCTCGTGGAGATAGTATATCTTTGATAATAGAAGGACTTGAGAAAGAAACTGAGAAAGCTTTTCTTATACTGTATCAAAATAAACAATACTGGATACCAAAGTCACAAACAGTATCAGTGCATATTGCCACTAAAGATAAAGAACATGATATTATAGTTATAAGTAAGTGGATTGCAGATACCAAAGGTCTTAAAGAAGAAACCCCTGAAGAGCTAATGTCTCCAAGGGTTATAGAGTTTATAGACGATGACTTACCTTTTTAAGGCGATCTAGTATGTAGCGTTAGTGCATCGAGAATTTTACTTATAGATTTTCCTTGTACTAACTCTGCTACATGTGGGTCAACATATTTACCCAGTATACCACGACTTACATCTTGGTATGCTTGCCGGAAATCAGCAGCACCTTTCGCTAATTTAGGATATACTTGAGCTTGCTGCTCATACGCTCTAGTAAACAAGCGTGGATCTCCTAATCTTTTACCAGACATGTTTAAAAAACCAGTATGCTTTGGCCACTTTTTAAGATATAATTCTAACTTAGCCGCTTCCATTGGTGTTATACCCCGTGTATTTTGGGGCTGTAGTAACTTACCAGTTAAAGTTTCTTTATTCTCCATTTCTGATGGATGTAAACCAAGTCCACCTAACTGAGAACCTGCTTGTTCCCGGTTCTCCATCTTACCAATTTTACTTAATCTATCAATAAGAACCATTTCTGGTTTAGTTAGTGCTTTGTCTTCAGACTTAAACCTATATGGATCAGTAGCTTCTCTATGATTAGCCCATTTAATGGGGTCAAATCTACCATAAGTATCAGTACCATGTTCAATCAATGTTCTAGTCAACATGTTTTGGGTATCTAGTTTTTTCCATTCAGCCAAACCAGCCGTACCTCTTTGTTTCAACACCCCTTTATCAACAGCATTTTCTAATGTAAGAAGCATAGGTTTTAATGCTGCAATTTTTTGTCTAGCTAGTGCTTTATTCTCAGTAGCTAAATATGCACTATCTAGTTCATCCTTTAACTGGCTTTTTAAATCTTTAAATTGCGCACCAGTAATATTCAAAGGCAAAAATGTACCTACCGCTGTTCTTCTAGGTATCATAAGTTCATCAAACTTATTACCAAAATCAGTAACCATTCTAGCTAGTGTTTTATCATCAGCAGTAGCATTAGGTTTTACTGCACGATTTTGATACTGTCTAGTATGCCCATTAATAAATGACTTATCAGTCAAATCAAAAACACCCGTAGTATTAGCTTCTATTTCATTATACCTTTGCCCAATAGTATCATGGATCTGTTTAAGATCAGCTGGAGTCATGTTATCTATAGATTCCTTAGGTAAACCAGTTGCGGCATTCCATGCAGTTCTATTAGAAGCAATGGCATTCTTCATAACTTGTGTTTTAATGGGGTTACTAAACTTGTCTGAATTTGCCATAGCCGATTCAAAGGCTTGTGTTTCCTGATCACCATGTACCATTCCAGGTAAATCTTTACGCCCAGCAAGATAACTTGTCTTAAGAAGTTCTTGTTTATAGGGATCATTTTCATGATAGTTATGTGCGCGGGTTAGCCATGGAGCTATTTTGTTACCAATCATAGTACCAGCTATAGATGATAACGCTGAACCTCCAATAGAGTTATCGTAATGTGCAGCACCTTCAGCAGCACCAAGTAACCCAGAGCCAATATACTGCCCAGTATTACCCATTAATGCAGATTTTTCTCCTGGCAGTTTAACTACATTAGCTTTATGTATGGCTTTTTCTAAAATAGGTTGGGCCCATTCTACTTGTGCTTTTCTTCCTACAGTACCAGTGCCTCTTTTAACTGCTTCAATAGCTGGATGTGTTATGGTAGGTAAATATGTACTAGAAAAGTTGCCTACAGTGGGGCTAACATCTGCTAGTGCATTAGCTCCTTTAACAACTAAAGATTTGCCCTGCTTAATACCTTCACCAATAACTTTAGCAGGAACGTCGGCAATAAGTTGCCCAATTTTATTTGTTGCGGGACCACCATATAAACCAGTAAGCATATAGGGTAAAGATGCCCCAAGACCTCCTGGTATACCTTTATTCTCACTAAAAGCCTGCATTAACTTGGATTCTTCAGCCTGTTCTTTAGCAAGTTTGTCTATTTTAGCTTCTACAGCATTAAAAGGTTTTAGGCCAACTAAATCAGGATGCTCTATACCCCACACGGCTGTGATAGGTTCTGCTATATGTAACCCTATATTTTGTAGCCCAGCCCCTAACTTAGATATTTCTCTACCAGCACCAACATTGAACTTACTGGGTTTTACTCCACCAAATAGTCCACTGGCTGCTGCAATGGGGCCTAAGAATGGTATATCACTTGAGCTAAATGCTGGTAAGTCCTTAGCCATTTTGATAGCAGCTTTTTCTTCTGGTGACTTAGTAAAATAGTCAAGACCACGCTGCAATTGGTTTTCATAACCAGCCAACTCTTGGCGTTTAGCAGTCTCAGCCTCTACTACTGCTTCATTACCATGGGACATACCTTCATGTTGGTTCTGAGCAAACATGCTATTAGATCCTGCTGGCTTTGTCAGTTGAAGTAGTTCTTCATCACTATAATCTGAAGTAGGTTGCACTTTAGGTTTAATAGTAGGCCGAGCTAACTTCAAAAGTTCTTCATCAGTATAGGCTGTCATTTTATAAGCCCCCGCTCTTTAGCCATTCTATATGCTTCTTCTTGAGATAACCTAGGTTTACCATTTATGAAACTTTCATTGTTAAGGGGTTCATATTTGGGTTGTCCATTTATATTCCCTCTGAATATAGTTTTAATTCCATCTGGCATATCAAAGGTATCCCCAATATTTTGACCTGTGGGTAATTTTACACCAGTGGCTACTTTAGCTACAAAAGGTTCCTTTAATGGTTTAGATGCAGGACTAGGTCCGGCTGCACCAGCATTTTCTTGATTCTGACTATATTTTCCAGGTAATCCAGGACCAGCGCGTACAGTAGCGCTACTGATCAGGTCATCTATATATTTAAGTTTAGTTTGAACAGCTTCAGCCTTAGAACCCCATGAGGGAATAGCTGCATTAGCTTTTTCTTCTGCTTCAGCATAACTAAACCCTTGACCAGATAATAAATGAATGATAGCAATTTTAGCGGCAGAAGCATGCGCATCATATACTTGCTTACTAGCAGACTTTAATGTAGTACCAACATCTTTAGCTATGTCCAAAGGTACTTTAGATAAAATATCAGCACCCCAGTCACTCGGATTCTTACTAATATCTAAATTAGCTCCACGTAAAGATTGCTCAATACCTTTGCGCGCATTAGTCAATGACCCAACCAACATACCAGTTTTACCTTGATCTTCTGTAACAGCTACTGGATGCTGTATAAGTTCACCAGTTTTTATATTAATGGTAGCTGGTACATTAGGATCATAACCCCAAGCAATTTTCTGTTCTTTTGTAGCAGGTTGCATTTGCGTATTATCACCAGTAAATATATTCATACTGCCAGCTTTCTTAAGTTCCGCAGCTTTCGCGGCAAACTCAGGTGTTCCCAACTTTAAATGTGGATACATATCAACTACTTCACGGATTAAATTTGGCTCTTCACGCAAAGCCGCAGTTTCTTGAGCTTTACCTAAGTCTGTAATACCACTCAAGCCCCTTTGTACTAACAAAGGATTCTTAGTATTTATTAATGCGCGTAGGCCACCAAGGTGTTTCTTTATATCGGGGTTAGTCTCGGACTCGTACTGAGCATCTATAGCGGGTTTATAGGCATCTACCAGTTCCTGGGTAGCTTGCTTTTGCTGATACTTTTCAAGTTTATTAGATAGATAACTACTTGCAAGGTTACCCAGTATTCCTTTTAACACACCGCCTCCGCCCTGTTGTGGTGCTTGAACAGAAGTATCGGGCAACTGCATATTTGGAGCAGGAGGTAACTGGGGTATTCCGGTTTGTCCTCTATTTTGATTTTGACTAAGGAAGGCCAACATTGTGGCTAACCCACGTGTATTATCGGTGTAATCTTCCTCAGCCATTGCTCTGCCCCATTAATTGTTTCATCAAGTCCATCATATCAGGATTTTTAGATCCACCACCTTGTCCTTTCGACATTATGGACTGCATCAACTGTGCCGCGCCTTGTTCACCTTGGACTCCAGTGGGTTGTGGAGTAGAAGCTCCTAGACCAGACTTTTTACTCTTACTAAGTAATGCACCTATCGCTGCTAAATCACCACCACCACCACCACCACCACCACCACCACCACCCTCTCCTCCACCACCGCTATTCTTACCCAAAAGTCCACTTAATAAGCCCCCAGTATTTGCAGCTTCTGTTCCTGCAGCCGCGGCTGGAGCAGCACTAGCAGAGCCACCACCCCAAGTTCCTGGAAAACCATAAGCTCCAATACCTGTACCAGCTGCCGCATTACCTGCTGTGCCAAGAGTTCCAGTTCCCCCTAAGTTTGCTGCTTGCAAAGCACTAGATAAACCAGAACCACCAGTACCCGCTAACCCAGCTGCTTCTGGAGTTACAGCAGATGCCATAGTTGGTATTGCTGCGCCAACAGAACCAGCTAATCCAGAACTTGCCCCTGCTCCTGAAAGTCCTCCCATTGCAGTACCAGAACCTGCTACTGGAGCACCGATTCCTAAAGCACCCATTAATGAACTAGCGCCACCTGCTACTGCGCCACCTAGTGCCGATGCGGCACTTCCAATCGCTGCTGCCACTGCTGCAAAACTCATAATATCACCTCTAATTGTGCTTGATACTCTTCAAATGTATCACTAACTAAATGTTTTTCAATATTGGATATACCAATCTTATCTGATTTGTGGACAGTAATATAAATAGTATCTTCTAAAGCATACCCAGCCCGTTTAGTTCCAGCAGGACTATTAAAAACCATACCTTCATTAAGTGTTATAGGCTCGTTATCATCATTAGTGGTAACACATAAGGATCCTTTAGCCACAATATTAATACATTCAAAATTATGAATTTTACCAGTAAGAACAACACCCTTGGCAATATACAATGCTCTTACATATACACCAGGAATTTGAAAGTGCTTAACAGGTAATTCAATACATTCAAAATTATTGGCAATAAATTTTTCAAGATTAATAATCTTGTCAACCATAGGCATATTCATAATAATCCACCACCTTTACTTTTACCGCTAGAATTACCAGTTCCAAAACCCGAACTTGACCCATATCCAGTATCACTACTACTACCTTGACTAAGAACAGTTGGTCTGCCAATCGCATTTTGATATTGCTGCATACCCATCCAAGGTGCATTGGCAGCATTAAATTGTCCCATGCCATATCCTTGCACGTTACCAGTTGAACCTATGCCTTGATTAATAGTTCCTTGGTATTGACCCAACAGACCAGACATTAATTGTTGCCTGGCAAGATTACTGGCATCTGCTTGTTGAGCTATACCTAACCTATTCTGTAGGGCAGTATCGTAGGTATTAAAACCCATTTGATTTTCAGCACTAGTTAATTGCTGATTACCCAATGTTCGCATCAAAGCGTCCTCTGTACCTTGACGACTACCACCAGACATTCCTGCTGCTGCGGCTTTGGCATCAATCGTAGCTGAATTTAATGCTTGTGCATTGGCCTCATTTTGTTGCATAGATTCTTTTAATGGGCCTAGATAGCTATTACCCATTCCCATCATTTGATTATAAACTCTTTGAGTTTGGCTAGGTGCATTTTGAGATTGCTGCAATGACTGCATAAGCTGTTTGCCAATATCCAAACCCCCATATGCCCCTCCCTGCATATTTTTTTGGTTGGCAATAGCAGCATTCTGTGCCTGTTGATTTTGGAAATTAACAGCACCAGGAACCATCTTTTGACTTGTGGCATTAGTACCACCAAATAAATTTTGTGCACTACCCCACATTTGCTGTAGTGCAGCTAATTGTTCGGGACTAATAAATTGATTGAATTGACTACTGGCAGCATTTTGGTACTTACCAGTCATTGAGTACATATTGTTTGCATTATTGCCTGAGCTTGACCCACTCATAATTTTATACCTTAATGTAATTTACAAGTTATCACGGTATGAACTTCATTAAAGCCCCGTGTCTGTAGCAATCTAAGCCATCCATCACGAACAGCCAATCCTCGAAGTTCCGTGCAATTGAAATGCTTCGCCAAGTGCTTCATCATTTCTAACCATTCATCGCCCCATTCAACTAGCTTATTGCCGCCAAATATTGGGATTAGTAATGACCGAAGTCCACTGTCATAGGTTACAATTTCTGCTGTGGTCACAGCAATAATTTGCTTATTCTCATATATCGCCACTAACAATGAATTGCCATTGAAAGCTTTTTGTCTAATTGTTTCTTCTGTAAATTCATTATTGCTTACTTCAACCACTCGCATCAAATGAGGAAGCATTTCTTCCCACTTACTTTCAATCATTGCAGGATGAATAATCTCTATATGGTAATTATCTGTCTTAACTGTATTATCGTACATTTATTCTACCGCAAATGATCTTGCATTAAGTACCACTGGAGTAGCAGGTATCTCTATAGGTCTAGTTACCACTGTAGTTACTGTTAGCTTAGCATTGTTATTAAATGATTCAATTCCTTGAATATATACAACGGGTAATTCACACCATACTGTAGTGTGCATTACCACATTCCCTGTTAACTGAAAGAATATTAACTGAGTTTTATCTGCGTCATTCTGATAAAGTATCTTGTCTCCAGTTGCATAATCTTTCAATATCCTAGATATGTCAAGACCATTATTAGTAGATAATGACATGCAAATACGAGTAACCAATGGGCCACTTGCATTATTAAAAGATACAGCACCTGTAGGTGGAGCAACAATAGTTACATTTGTTTTAAAAATATATTCAAAAGGCACAATTAGTGTATATTGTGCTTGCAACAATCTAGCCACATCAGTTTCTAACTGCTTAAGCCGCATGGAGATAGTAGCAAAGTTATTATAAATTCGTGTTAAGTATCTATATAGATACTCAGACAATTTTTCCTCTGTGCCTATAGGTACTGATTCCATTACTTTTCCTTACCAAACATATCTTCCCAACTAAATCCACCCATTTTAATAGTATCTAGTGGGGATACCTCGTTAAGCTGACGCTCTGAATAACCCGACCTAGTTCCACTCATACGGGCTAATATTTCACCTAAGTCTTTGTAATATAATCCGTGCGCTGGTTTTCTAACCTGATCATAAAGTCTATGAAGTTTTTCTCTTAAATAAACACGGTCTGTCATATTAGGTTCATAGTCATGAATTAACTGTTGTAGAGCTACTTGACGTTTGGGATCTTCTTCATATTTATTATATAACTTATTTTTAAAAGCATATAGTTCATTTTGACTTCTAGTCTTAAATAACTTTGCAGTAGATTCTGAAAATTGAGACTGATTTGCGCCTTTTTGTATAGGCTTATATGCTGCTTGTGCATGAGTCAGTTCATGCATCAATATATCCAATGCACTCTCTGGAGAAGTGTGCTCTACATCAATCTGACCGGATGTGGTTCTAAATAAACCGCTATCTTGTTGTGCTGGTTTTATTAAAGTTCTTAAAAACTCCTGCCCCTCCGCAGCGTTATTACGCATAAATGCTGGATGATCTAAGGCCTCCATAAGAGAAACCCGTCCACCAGTATCAAGATTAACCTTAGCGTTAATGTCTGGTATCTCCCCATGCATCTGTATTTTACCAGCAGTATTCTTCCATGGGTACATCTTAAACCTATCCCATACCTCTGATAGTGGAGCTCCCTTCTTAAGCTGACTGAGGGCTTTATCAGCTAACTTTTCACTATAATCAGGCATACCTTTTAATAATAATGTACCAGCACCTCCAGCGCCAAATCCACTATTTGCTATATCTTGTGGCGTACTGCCTTGTTGTAACCACGGCATAGCTTCAGTTCCAGCACGTTCAACACCTTGCTTTAGATTAGCAATATCTCCACGCGCACGTTCTCCAACTAATCCAGTATTAAGTGTATTATAGGATTCTTTTATATGAGATAGTAAATCATTTAAGTATGACATTACCGCTGCCCATTCAATACATATTCAATATCCATCCCTGAATAAGAAAATTGTGAATTGTTATATGATTGTATTCTCCAGGAGTGCAGCATACCTGTTGTCCTAACTTCTATCTTTCTGTCAGTGTTGGGTGTAAATATTTTTGATATGTCCCATCTAACTGAAGCACCTAAAGCATATTGTGAACCAAATGTAATAAGAACTGATCCATTTGATCTAATATGTGGAAACACTCTCAATATGGTTGTGACTTCACGTTGGTCTGTAAGTTGGGCTGACACACGCTCAACGAATGTATCTGTTTCATTATCATTGTCAACAATCTGCATATTATAAATAGTACTAGTTGGTTCTTCTATACCAACAATTCCTTGAGCAAATGGAGATGAAGAATCAAAATTCCAAGGTATTAATGCGTTTAACCAGGTATTAGTCAATTTAATCCACTGACTAGATGAAAAACTAACCAAGCCATAAATTAATGAAGTTATAGCATTATCAATGTCCCTAATTGACATTTTTTGATCAACATAATTATATACAAAAGCTATATTTGGAAAGGTACTACCAATTGAAGGAACACAAAACCAAACTTCTTTATTTGAATGGTCAACTACTGCATAGGATTTATAAAAATAAGTTGGATCAATAGAACCTTCTATTTTTGTGCGTACTAATCTATGTGCTATAGACTGCACTGTGTTACCATCATTTATAAGTATATCATCCTTGGATAAAAAGATATGTTTACCATAAATATCAACTACACAGTTCTTGGTTAATAAACCTTGATTAGATGCTAATGATCTTGCAGACCAAATAAATTCACCACCTACATAAGATAGAATAGTAATGCCATCCTCTGAATACAAACAGAAGTCATCTCGCATTGATAAGCCATCAACTAATATGCCAGAATTGCCAAGTATAGATGCTTGCCCCGCTATTGATGATAGATCAAGTGTATCCCAGGTATAGGGTAATCCATTGTTATCAGCAGGATGCGACCAACGATAGTTATTTGGTAATTTAACACCACCTTCAGTCATATTAATGGCAAACAAAAAGTTCTTATGTGCCCTCATTACACTGCAATGATAATCCTTTTGCTTCCATGTCTCTGTTGGACTAAATTGCAAAGGAGCCATCTTGGTTGAACCGCTTGCCTGTGGCCAATATTCAGGCTGATGCTGAACATTATTAAATATTGGTATATTGCCCAATAAGCAATCTGTCCAATGAAACTGTGCACCTGCAAGCATTTCAGCATATCCAGCTACTGAGGATATATTAAACCATGTTCCACCATCATAAGCATAGATTGCTGTTAATCCAGCAACAACAAAGAAATAGGTTGGAGCTGCATTAACAAATAGTATCTTTGCTCCATGAAAAGAAACTGGGCATGTGGACATAGCCGCACCAAAATTGAATGAGAATATTTTGCCATTCTTTAAGCGGAAGTCATTACCATTAGTAAACCAATTTGGATCAAGATCACAAGGCTCCAGATCGAAGTTTACACCTGCATCACCAGCTAATTTAAGAGTTAGTAATTCTTGCATTTTCAATTCCAGTAGATATTACTTTAATAGCAAAATCTTGTTTTTCTAGTGTGGTATCTCTCAATGATGCAACTGCCATGTTTACACCTCTGGTCATTTGAGAGTTCTCAACTAGAAGTATCGGCAACCATTCAAAGATCGAGCATCGCCATTCATCAACGATCTGATCGGAGGTTGGCAATTTACCGGAAAGTAAAGTGTAAGCGCGACAGCGATAAATAACATTATTTTCGGCACGTTCACATTCTTTCCCCAGTGGGCATTCTAGTTTTACTTCCATTAGTTCTTACTACACACAATAGTATCAAGATAAAAAGGTGTCCAATTCACCGCACCTGTATTAGCAAGTGTAGGGCCACTATGCGTATGAGGCACACTTTGATTGCCAATAGTTCCAGAAGGTGTATGTCCACCAGCAGGCTGAGTTGCTATTTGAGTCTGGTTTGTTACTGCGGCATACGAAACTGTATTCTGATCTAAACCATCAAAAGATGCTGTCATTGAATGTGAATGATCTGGTACAGGATTCATAGTCAACGTATGTGTATGGTTAACACTATTTGTCGTAGTAGTAAATGGGTGTGTATGGGTAGGTACTGTATTATTAATAATTGGTGACATAGATCCACCACTACCTCCTCCATTTGTACTTACTACCCGCAACATATGATTCGCCCAAGTATGCACTTGAGTCCATCCAGCGGGTGCTGTTGCCTGTGCAAATACCATTCTAGTTCCCGCAGGAAACTGCCCAGAAGTGATCCTGGAATCGAGCGCATTTAATTGAGTTTGAATCGCACTAGTAACACCAACTAGAAAATTAAGTTCTGTTTCCTTGGCTGTAATTGGAATAGCGAAACCTTGACCTGCTACACCAGGAAATTGCAGTTTAAGTACAGACTTAATTAACTGGAGATGTTGATAGCCTTGTGATTGGCTATCTGTACCAGCTGGATTACTTGCAACTAACCCCGATATTGTGGTTGAACTTTCTAATGACACGTTAACCTACCTTTGTATAAATTGGATTCCCGCTCCAAGTGGCGCGATCATTCAATAGTGTAATTTCATCAAGAGATTGCTTAAACCGAGCATCCCACAACGCAGCTGACTCTCCATCTTTAGCAAAACTATTAATCTCAGTTAATAATCCAAAAATATAGCAATCAGGATTATTATTAGATAACCAATTATTTACAGCAGATTTTGTTAATGCAGGAACGCTTCTAAAGTAATTTATTTCAAGTATATAAGTGGATGTATCTGTATTAACAGGAACAGGCCATATCTCAATATAACCTGAAATAATACAATAAGCTGCATACGCGGAATTATTGTTCCTGAGATTAGCCATCTGTTCAGGATTAACTAAACTAAGTGTACTGCTATAGGTTAATAATTCCTTTTGCGTTATTCTTATAGATCGCTCTGATAAAAAATCATCTGGTAATGTGTATCTATTAGGATATTTAGTAGTTGTATCAATAAGCGTGTAGGCTGTTGATGACATTTTTTGTGTCAATAAAGCCCTATTAACCCTGGATTCTACTACCCTAAGAAAGTTATCCATATTCGATACAATAGGTACACTACTAGCACGATCAGCATAACTCAATGCTACATCAATAACTTTTTGATAATCCATCTTTATTCCTTAATCCAAACAACATTTTCACCAATACTAAAAACCCAAATACCTTTTGATATTTCTAACCAACCATCAGAAGATGTATTAACTTGTATTACTGAATTACCAGATACAATCAAAGCTGATCTTACAATTATACCATTAGAACTTAAATTAACTTGAGTACAAGGTGCTCCTTGTGGAGTTTTATAAATAACTACTGCACCAACTAAACAAGTATTATTTTGTACTACAGAATCACCTTGCAAAGTAACCGCGCCAACATCACTAAAAGGAACATCACAATATACTGATACTGCATACATCGTATTATCCCCTAGAAATCACAATTAATAACTACTTTGGAGGTACCAGTAGGATTGAATGCTGTAGAATTACCTGCTACCAATCCAGATGCTACCGTTACGTCAAGATCGGTGCTATTAACTGAAACATGACCTATTCCAATAACCGTTGCAGCCACAGGAGTATAAGAGGAATTAACTAAATTATAAGTTGATGTTGCACCAGTTAGCGCTATATCACTGGCAGGTCTCATTGTAGGCACTGTGTGTGGAAAAGAGGTACGAGCTTTTATAGTCTGATAAGCCATACCTGTAACCCTACAAGCTGTATTAATTACTTGGCAATACCGTTGACACATTGAAAGATATGCGCCATAATCTAAATGATTAAATTCTGTTGCAATGCTACCTTTCTCCAACTGAACACCAGTTATGCGGAGTATAGCGCTAGTTGTTCCTACTAATGACAAAGCGCCAGTAGCAGAAACAAAATTGCCAGTCTGCCAAGTGCCATTTGCTGGAGCTGAAAAGGTAACTCCTGCTCCTAAACTAAAATTTACTGAAATACCAACTGTATTTGGTGCTATATTCCAATTTCCACTTTGATTGCCAGGTACAGTAATTGTTTGGTATTCCCAGGTATTAATGGCATTGATAACATAGGAAAAAGGAAAACTACGATCAGCTGGATTATTTGTAAAACTGCCACCATAAGTTCCAGCAATAGTAGACTGTACCCAAAATGAAAGTGTAATAGTACTAGCATCAGATGTCCCAAATGCTAAATCATTTATATTTGTCCCTTCAATACGTTGCCCCACAGCAAAGAAATCACTAGCCGCTACCGTATAAGCCGATAATGATACCAGGGTTAAAAGGTTAGTGAACCCAGGAAAATTAGTGGCATTACCTTGATTAATCGAAAATTTAGAAGCTAACGACAAAGCACTATGCCATCTATCTAAAGAATATGTATTGGTTATTGTTGGTATTATTGTTGCACCATCATTTCTTTGGTCAACTTTCATAGCACCATTAATAATGCGATTCTTAAATGAGTTAGCTTGTACACCTGTACAATTTACAAGATTGCCCGTTAATGGTATTCCTAAATCACCACCCTGGAATACGGCTTTACCCGCTGGATACGTGCAGATTACATCTTTTGTCCCTGCACTAAAACTAACCTTAGCACCACTTGCAGATGAATCTAAAACAGTATTCCTTGATAATAAAGTTCCTGCTAATGTATAAGTACCTATACCTACTTCCCATTCGCCTAAACTTCTATGAATTATGGCATAGTGTGTAGTATTGGCATTACCTATTACTGAAAAAGCATGATACTTAGTTACAGCACCCAACAACGTAGCACTACCCGTACCAACAACTGATGTAGTTTCTTTTACTCTGTCTTTTAGTACAAGCGTCATGGGAGTATCCTTATGTTGGTTGATGTGATGTATATGTTAATGAAGGATAATTCAATGTATTGCCAATGAATATAGTCTGTCCACTCGTTTCATTTGTAACCCATAATACATTATCATTAATGCTGTCACAGAAAGCAAAACTCATTCCTGCGCCGCCTCCAGATACTGCGGCATTTGTATCTTGCTTACCAGAAGCAGTAGTTAAAACTCTTGCTGCTCCAGAAGCACCTGTTATAGTAAAATCACTTGATCCCAGTACGACATGTGATAGTGTATTAGCTACTACCGTTGCATATGGATCATTCGCGGAATACGTTGAAATAAGTCGTACTTCATTACATTTATTCTTTATTTCAAGTAGACCATTATCTAAAACTAAAATATTTGCCCATTTCATTTTTCTTCCCCATTTTTACCATGAGAGACATATCCACTAATTACACCGATTATATAAATCATTAGATCAAAAATCATTTTTTTAGAGTCATCTGGAGAACTTCCTATTTCCCCATAACTTAAATACCATAATGTACCTAATAGCGAGGCACAGAACGTGCCTGTTAGCATTATAATAATTATACCATTTACATATTTCATTACATCATATCTTGGCGCTTCAATGATATGTTATCAAGTAAGAAAGATGAGCCATTTCCTTCTAATATTACCCTTATCACTATATCAAGCTCAGTTGGATATAGTATAGTATCAAATGCTCCAGGACCACTTATTGTATGTGCAAAATATTTATAAGGTTGAGTTATCGTACCAACAATAAATCTAGCATTGTTCCCTGCCCCAGCATTCCAACCTGCTATACTAGCGCCAACTTTAAATGCTTTATTTAAACCTGTTGGAGATATATTAATTTGCTGCAATAATCCAGCGTATGTATCAGCAGATAGACATCTAAAATACGCTTGTCCAGAGTTCCAAACTACCTGTGATGGAGAGATAGATAAATCTGTCCATCCTGATAAATCAGTTGTAAATCCACCATTTACTACCAACTCAGGGAATGGTCCAAATAGAACATTAACAACAGTTCCATGTGATACGGTTGTAGCTGCTACTGGACTTTGAGAAGTAGCTAAAGCACTCGTATCACCAAATGCTTGAATACCTAAACCAGCAGTAGACAATGTAGTAGTGGCAGGGCCAAGTCCCATACCCACAACACTAGGAACACTAATATCTACAACAGCCTTACCTATACCAACTGTATTAAGAATGTTATCCCGCCTATCAGGATTACCAAAAGTAAAGTAATTGACACAGCGTTTAAAATTGGCAGGTACAAGTTCTCTAAGTGTTCTATGATGTAAATTTGCCCCTGCCCCTTTCTTATAAGCCATGTCAGTTCCTTATGATGTTAGTGTTAGTAATACAGTTTGATGTAGTTGAGTTTTAGCCGCTGCTGCTGGACTCTGTATAGTAACATTACCTGTAGTCAATGTTACCTTACCAACTGCCAATCCTTGAGCATTTAGTGTCGCGGTTGCAGCTGCCAATGATGAACCTACTACGTTGGCTACAGTTATTGGTATACAATAAGCACAGTTATCAACCAGACCTTCTGGTGTAACAGTATCGTGTCCAGCTTGCCATGCAATATTATATGCACTACCAGAAGGATGTGGATTAGTTCCAGCACCTGTTACAAGTGATTCTCTACCTTCACACCATGCACGTGCAAGTTCATCTTTTGCTGTCTTTATATCAGTGTGGTTATTGGCCGCACTATGTTTAAATTCACCTGGCATAATACACCTCTAATGTTTGCCTTGTACCATACACATTTTACCTTCAGTTGATTTTAGAAATCGAGCTATTTCATTAGCTGAAATATCTGCATTACGATTATCTAAATCATAACCATCACGTTTTGCTTTTTCATATAAATTCATAGGGATACTAGCAACCAGTCGTCCCCATGTTCCTTCATTACTTCTTGCACCCAAATCCATAATAGAACCAGGATTTTTACGAAGTTCAGCGTTACGTGCAAGAATCGTGTCCTCTGATGGTTGTGTCTGTTTATGAGCTATTTCATCAATATGATTTAAAAACTCGGATTTAATAACACCATCATAATGAACTTCTTCACTCATTATTACCACCTATCCATATTAACTATGACAGTGGAGCCTTTACCAACTGAAGCTGCTGCGGCTGGGACTTGACTTGCTACTCCAGGAGCAACTGCTATGCCACCACTTAGAGCACCACCAAGCGCATTGCTATAAAGTATACCTTGTGGTACTAAGCCTGCTGTACGACAAGATGACTCAACAGCGGCTCCAGCTAAACCAAATAGATCTGGTACTGTTGCTAATGTATCAAATGCACTGGCCATAATTACACCGGAACAATATAAGCATATAAATTACTAACTTCCGCTGGTGTAGCCAGACCAACATCTTGAGGATCAATCTGTCCTTTGGAAAGATTAATTGTTACTGCTGATATATTCCGAACCTCAATAAAGTCAGTTGGTTTTTTAATAGGTTTAGTTGTTTCTGTTGATGCTGCCATTTTTATACCTATGATGTTAATGTCATTGCTACAGCATTACCATCCAGGTTCCAAGTTCCCCCTAATGGATTCTGTCTAGTAACTACACCAGTTGTCAATGTAACTACCCCCTTTACCAAACCAACTGTTGTAATTGCTGTTGCAGCGTTTGATTCAGTCATACCAATAATATCAGGAGTTAATACCCGTCCTGCTTGTTGATGGTATGTAGGTACTGAAATATAAATTTCATACCCTGTACTATCTTTTATACCTGCCATTTACTTATCCTCATTTCTGTGTATTAAATAGTATAACCATGTAAAAATAACGAACACGGTTATACCAGATAATATTGCATTATCAAATTGATCCACAATTATGCAGTAACAGCCAATAATGGGTTAATGTCACCTATAATGCCATGTGATTTCTCAGTATTACAAATCAAAGTCCAATCAACAGACATTTGTTTTCTTTCTGATAAACCAGTTCTTGCCAAATCTTCTGTACGATAACCTTTAAGATAGGATAGCGCCAAGTAAGTTGGATCAATGATAAATACATCATAGCATTGAGTTGAACCAGAATCCACGTGACTTTGTTGAAGACGATTTGGAACTAATTTCAAAGTACCAAAATCTGTTACAAATACATTCACAGAACCAAGGGCAGTTGCTTGTTCAGAAGATTTGCCTTGATCACTCATAAGAGTAGCAACACGCGCGGAAGAAGTGAACAGGTATTCAGAAAATTTACGAATGACACCAGGGCCTGACATCATAATAGTAGCATCGCCACCTTGTTGATAAACTGATTGAACAGTGTCACGAACAAGTGTTTCAGTTAATGCTCTGGCTGCTGTAGGTGTACGAGCAACTGTTAAACCAGTAGATGTGCTAAAACCACCTGCTGTTCCCCCTGCTGCTGCATTGGTTACCAACCAAGAAGGAAGGCCACCTGCTTTACCCGCGACGGTATTGCCGTCATCAGATACAGATGCTTGATTGACCAATGCGATAGCATCAACGTCACGGCGTAACTCTTGCTGTCTACGCATGACTTGGTAAGAAGTTTCACGAGTTCTACCAATTACATCAGAAACATCTGCTCTGAATGATACTTGGACTACTTTTTGGGAAATCTGATGGTGGTTACCAACGCGAGCACCCAATACAGTATTATTACCAGAGGCATCAGCGCCATCAACAACAGCATTAGAGATATTTGGTGGTGATAAGGCATCGAGTGTCCATTCCTTATATTCTTGTTTTGATGATTCAGTACCGATAGCATCAGTCAAAGGTAATGGAATTTTTGAAATATCCCAAATCTGATTCATGACATCTTCACGAATTAAACCACCACGACCAACTGCTTTTAAATCTGCTGAATCAAGATTTGTACTTGACATGATTTTCTCCAATTTACAAAATTAAATTTGCTCAAATGAGCGGTCTATTTTGCAATTTACTGTTTATCTCAGTATTGGATAAATTCATAATTACTTAGATGCTTGCTAAATTAGTTCATCTAGTTGTAGGAATATCGTACTTATTAAAAATAAATTTGCTTATTCTCTTTAACTATTGTTTAAGAATAGTTCTGCCACAGCATCACGCTGGGCTTCCTTCTGTGCATAACCTTTTGTTTCTTTAGCAACTTTGGTAAGTCTTTCTAATTTACTTTGAGTCTTAACTCCAGAACCAGTAGGTTTAATAAATTTTGCCACCTTCTTTTCGATCTTATTTGAAGCCACTTGCTTACCTTGTCTATACCGCTGGGCATCCTTTAAAACTTCTATAATTCGAGCATCACGAATTTCTGCAAATTCTTCTTTGCTGAAACCATAAGTTTCATTACAAAAAGTTTGCATACTAGTCAATGCCTTAGTTAGAATTTTCTTATCAGTCCATTGTGGGTTATTCTCAATAACCTTTTCTACTTGAGCTTGAACAAAACTTGCTACATTTTGTTGAAACTCACCATTCATCTTCATAGCTTCATCGGAAACAACTGTTTTTATGGCAGCTTTAATCTTTTCAATTTCAGAAGTTCTAATATTATAGTCCTGAACCAATGCTGCATATTCAGCAGGATTCTGATACCGTAGTGAGTTCCAATCTATGCCTTGATACTCTTTTGTCATAGAGTCCTCAAGATATTCTGTTAACGCTTCTGCATCTTTTAACTTCTTTCCATATTCGCTTAAAACTTGTTGTTTAACTGAGTCTAATTGTTTGCGTTCTTCCGCTATTGCCTTACTCTTATTAGTATTGCTTTTGTTACTTTGATACCCCGCAACTAAATCAGATAATGGAACAGTAGATGTTTTACCATCTATCTTTACATTAACTCCAGCAAAATCACCTTTATCATCTAGTACCACTTGCTTTTCATCTAAACCAAGTGTTGTTGCCCAAGTTACTTCACCTTCACCAGCATTAGTTTCGTCAACCTCAACTGGTTCAGTTTCTTCTCCTTCTACTTCTTCACCATCTTCATCTATGTATGCTTCTGGTTCTTCTTTCTTTTCAGGTTTAGATTCTGACTTAGCGGCAACATCTGTTGCACCCATTAATCCAGAAAGTAAATCTGTAACTTTATCCACTGCATTTCTTGACGCTTCGCCGGGGCGGGTTTCGCCTTCGGTGGAAGTAGTCGTTTCTAATTCAGCCATTATCTGTTCCACCATTAGTTTTTAGTTGTTGTGCCGCATATTTACCATTTTCAATATCTGCATGTATTTTATCAGATAGTATATCAAGTGCTATTCTTACATTTAATATTTCTCGTAACTCCAATATGTTAGCTGACATAAAGTCTGAAAATAAATCTGAATAAGCCTGATCTAAATAGGATTTCAAATACATATTGTAAGCAGATTGCGCCTTGTTACCAACATTAGTCTGCTCTTGTAAAGTCATATCATTATCAATAGTTTCATTCATTTGCCCCACCTTCTGATTCTTCCTCTAATTCTACTGTTTGTTGTGCAGCCAAGAAGTTTTCTTTTTCATCTTGATTAGCTTTCGCTTCAAGTTCAACTAATTTTAATGCAGAATCCGTATGTAACTTATCATAATCAAAATCTAACTGATCTTGTTTATCTTTTCGAGCACTAACACCAGTTGTTAACCACTTAGCACTTTCTAATTGATGCTTAAGATGTGCTATCTCAGTATCAAGTTTTAATTTCTCTAAAGCATGATTATGCTTTGCAAAATCTACCATTGCTTTAAGCGTAACATTCTTTTGTTCAGCTTCGGCAGTAGTGGTGGCAGACTTAGCCAGTTCTGCTTGTTGCCGCATTTGTTCAATGGACATTTGTTCTTGTTTCTGCTGTTCTTCCTGAGATTTTTGACCAGCTTGTTGCGTAGCTTGTTGACCTTCTGGACTATCAGGATTAACAAAATACTTACTTGCACCATTAAGCCCAGCAAATTTACACGCATCATCTAAGGTGGCATATATCTTAGAAGGATTGCAAAGCGCTTGGCCCGGCATACCCATTATCTTTTCTTGCATTGCCATAATGTTTTGTAGTGCAGCTTGTTTTGCTCTAGTATCACCTGATCCTGTGCCAACTCTAACACTACTTTTAACTCTAGGAATCCAACTAGAGGGATTAACTTTTACCCACTCGCCCCGAAAGTTGAAATCTTCCGCTACGTCAAAGTGTTTCATTGCAAGGTCACGAATCTTGCACATAAGTGGTTTAATACCTGTTTCACAGATAACACGAATAATAAGACCAACTAATTCTTCCTGTGCGTTCATCATACGATCAACGCCCTCTGAACCTACACGATCACCTATATGCTCAGGACTAGCATTACCTTCTGGAGACACGCCCACACGTCCGGCGCGTACTCTATCAAGATAAGTCATCATTTCAAAACCAGCTTGACCAACAGGAGGTGTGACTAACACTTCCAAAGCATCAAGGCGCTTCATCCTATACTTCGCACCAGGGCGACTTGTTAACAAGTCATCTATGTTAACTTGACCTTCAACAACCTTCATTATTTGGTTATTTTGAAGGTATATATTATCCATAATGTTTCGTATAAGAGCAGTCTTATTATCTTGAACTTGCTTTAATCTGTCATAGATTGATATGCCTTGATATTTATGGGACATGAGAATTGCTGTCGTAGAAATCCAAGGATTATCTTCAACTTCCATAATCTCAAGTATATCAGTAACAGGTTGGACGCCAGCGGTTGTTACTTTTAGCAGTTCAGCAAAACCGTCACCATTACGGTCACAACGTAAAAAGCATTCTCCAATCTCAACAAGTTTGGAGGACACATCATCAGGGAATGTAACGGGGATTAACGTGGGTTCATTCTGCATATAGAAACGATAAGCAGAACGAATTAAATCAGTTGCTGGTAACTTCTCTATTATCTTTTCGTCGAAGCCTTCTTCTCGAAGATCCGAAACAGACTTGGTAACAATATGAGCCGAGAAGCGGGCGTTCGAGAGATCAATAGAGTTATGCTGGCTGCTAACTCTGAATTGCTCCGGTGGTACTGGGTCAATACAGATTTTACCAGATTTTTTAGTAATTGAAATCTTAACATCATACTCTGTTTGTAACTGTCCATTGTTATCAATAAATTCATTTTGAGTCATTTTCATTAATTCAACTTCTTTATCTGCCAAAAGCATTTGAAGTTGAACTTCATTTAACCCAGTATATTCCTCATAAGTAATATCCTCATTATCTTCATAATATACCTTAAGTACGCCATTACGCTGCATTAACGCATCTTTAACAAATTGGTGAATTAGAATAAACCCATTGTTCTTCTTCATTAGAATATCATAGACATATTCTGATTCTAATTCGGCTTGCTTGGTATCTTGCTCATTCACTGCATCAAATACAACAATCTCATTGTTCTGTGTGAATGACTTCATTATTTGTGGGATTATCCACTCTATGGCATCCGCTACATCGGTAGATGTTATCTGACTTCTACCAACAACCTCAGAACCATTAGGCAAACCTAAATAATACGCAAGTGGATCCCTCAAGAATGTGGGACTTGATGCTGTTACATTAGCATTACTCAACTCATTGGTTACAATGACTTGAATCTGCATATCTGTTAACTTAGGTCTTTTTGCCATTTTATTTTGCCATTTAATATAACTAATTTCTTATTAAAAAACATTCTTTCAATAAAATATGTAGGGCCAAAACCTATTGCAAATAGCCCATTACCAATATTAATCCAATACCTACCAGTCCAACATCTTGTAAAATGTATCATTATAATATCCTCACCATATTATTAAGAAGGGGGTTCCTGTCAGGACGGTGGGTACCTAACAAGAACACGGCCTATCGTGGCCATAACCACACGATTCATTTATATCTTAGTGTAAATATCTATTCTAGTGAATATAATATCTTCGGGATTCTTCACATCATAAATTATAATTGTGAATTTACCTTCTGTTTTTCTTAATTTTCTTAGATTATTATTACAATATTCCAACAACATTGTTGATAATAATTTCAGCATTAGCAACCTTTGTCTTTCTTAGGCATAGGTGGCATTCTTGGTTTGTTTTTCGATTTATTCTTCATGGTCATTTTTACCTTCGCCGTATAGTTCATTATAATAATCGTCTGCTCCAGAACAGACCTTGCACAAAGACCAAGCAATAAAGGCTATTATCACGGTCACTACTACTACTACAATCAATGTAATCGTTTCATTAGTCATAATCACTTTTTCTTCTTTGGTGCTCGTGAGGTTGATTTACCAAACTGCTCTTTATAACCAGAGGCATAAATAGCATCTGCTTGCGCTACTGCTTGCCTACGAGTGGGGTATACCTTACCGGTTGTTCCCCATTGCCACCCGCCTTGAACCTTATGTACTGGCATTATCTCTACCTATTACCCTATCAAAACATAACATAAACAGTCATATTATACCCTTATCATGCTGTGAATAGTCTATAGGTACTTCTCCATAGCCACCTATTACTCTAGCACCACCGACAGCTCCTAAGAAAAGGTACTGACACGCATCGCCAGCGTGTGAATATTTACCCTTGTCAGGTTTATCCTGATACCGATCTTCACCAGCCACCTGCAATCTTTTATACTTATAACCCCCACCACATGCCTTCCTGAGCGTTGGTGCTCCGGGGGTAATCCGAAAGGCGGGCTTACCACTAAAGTCTAGCCGCTGCATATAGTCTGCAACAACCTCTCGTCTGATGGTAAAATCGTTAGTGTAGGTCGGAAACGCATTAACCTTCTGTTGACTAAGTATCATGAAAGGTGTTTGTTCATCTGTCTGCGACCTACCCTCACCAGCGGGGTCAGCATAAATCTCTACATTCTTAAACTGTATGTACGTTGTAGATAACTTCTGATGCAGTAACTTCCCAAAGTTCACAGCCCCCATGTCAAATGTACACAGCTCATCAAAGATAACCATACCACCACTCGGGGTTATCTGGCCAAAGATAGCTGCGGGCGTCAACCCAAAGTCTATTCCTAAGTACAATACCAACGTAGGGTCGGGCTTATAATAGTTAGGGTCATAGTGAACATCATCCTTATACTCAGGCCATACAGGTTTCCCATCCATAACGAAACCATAAAGCCCATGCACATAGACATTTATCCACTCTTTATCTTTACCGGGCATCATATTCTCATAATACCCTTTACGCAAATGCCCTTTATTCTCAGCTTCCTTACTAACCCCGGACGGCTGGTGGTAGACACTATGGTTAGTCGGCTTCTTAACCTCAAAGAGAGTATAGTACCAATGGTCTGAGTCCGGAGGGTTGGTATCAAGGATAACCCCACACCATGTAGGTTCATAGAGCCTACGACAATTCTCATCGTCAACCCCAAAGAGTGGATCAGTGGAGTCTAATACTGTCTTGGGATACCTACCACAACGTCCTTGCAACATCTCAAATATAGACCTCGGCACTTCCTTTGCTTCGTTGATAAACCCACCTGTAACCTCTAACGACAGCAACTTCTTTACGTCCTTAGGCCGATCGAGCGCACGAAACAACCACTCAATATGAACCACAGTCCCATCATTCTGCACTTGGACCATAGTAAACTTCATATTCTGGGCAGACCACTTACCTACAAACTCGGGGATCCACTCATGGAAGGTAACTATAGTCGTGTCGATTAGTTCCCTATATGTATTTCTTATAATAACCCACCGAGTTCTCCTTACCCCCTCAGCATCCGGAAGCTGCTTATGTGAGCGGATAAGAAGGTCAGCAATACACCCAACACTCTTGCCACTACCAATTGGGCCTATAACAGTTTTTACGAAACTATCATCTAAGTGAAACCTCCTCAAAGTCTTAGATGGTTTGTAAACTACGTCCATTGACTACGTTAGTCCGCCATGTTCACGGTAAAGCTAAAGTTCTTACCAGCCCCACCATTCTCATCAGCATTAGCCCACAACGCAGCTCTAGTCTTCAAGTAGGTGATAGTGGCGGGCACACCATTTTTCTCAGACATTTGCTTAAATAAAGCCTTAACAGCAATCGCCTTGGCCAGAGATTCCCCCCGATCATAGGCAGCATGGAACATCTCCGCATCTACTGGAGCATTACCTAGCTGGGTTTCGGATACGTTAAATATAGCAAGAACTTCTTTTTCTGATAAACCAGCAGCAGCTTCTTCTATAATCTTAAGAGAATACTCATCAAAGATCGTAAGACCTTCTGGAAGAACTGCATAAGGATTAAATTGGTCCATACTCATGGAGGTATACTCTTGTTTCGGATTTATGTTTGTCGGTTAAGTTTGTTACACAAACTATAACACAGTTTCGATAAATTGTAAAGTTATTTTTACGTGACTTTTTGATTAAGATTATAATTTAAGTTATAAAAACCAAAAATACAAAATTCTATGGGGTGTCCTATGACAATGCCCGTCTGCCTAAGCCCCCCGCCTTTCGCTGTGGTGGTTATCTGTACGCAACCGCTGCGACCTTGTTTGTTATGTTATAACATATCGTCGATCGTAACTCGTTGTTTTTATTACTGTTTTATTTATTTATTAATTAAATGCTGTTTAATTAAAATAAAAGTTTACTTTTATAATTTATGTGTTATAATTTAATCGTACTTTAAATTTAGTACATGTTCTTTAACAATTTGGTGTAGTACATAATAGCTTTAGT